GGAGCTTATTTTGGAACTTTATTTGGTGCAGTTAGTGAATTTGGATTTGGACCAAAAGGACATGTATTTGATCCTAGAACTGCTAAACAAAAAGCAAATGGAACAATAACTAAAGAATATATGGCAGCTTTAGTTAATGATGAAATGATTAAAATCTCCAGAGCTGGAGGGACTTTTCCACCACCAAGACCAACTGACTTTGGTAAAGGAATTAGATTAAGTGCACCAGCATTTAGGAAATATAAGGAATATATTTATACAGTTGAAATAGGTGGCCAAACATTATTAGAAGCTATATACAGCAGAATGAAAAGTAAGAGTTATCAACAATTCGATTATGTTATTCATCCTACAAAAGATACAAGAGGTAAAAAAGGATTTGTAAAAGCAGATTATATTCAAGAAATAATAACTCTATACAAAAACAAAGCAAAAGATCACTTCAGAAGAGATATAAACAATAAATATAGAATGGAGGTAATCCTCATTGAAAGACAGATAGAGGCAACTGAAACGAAAATCGAGGAACAAAAGAGAGATCTCTTTTACGGAGGAAGCAGTAATATAGATTTAAATGCAGAACAATTCTCAGCTCAACTCAATCAGTAGCTAAACCATGCCTTACGCTTTTGATACTTATTCAGGGAACGGTTCGTTAACTGATTTCAACATCTCCTTCCCTTACATTAACGAAGACCATGTAAAGGTTTACGTTAATTATACGCAGACCTCTTTCACCTTTGAACCAAATAAATCTACTGCTCGTCTAGCGAGTGCTCCTGCTAATGGAGCTGTTGTAGAAGTTAGAAGGATTACACCTCTTGCTAATGTTCTTGTCGACTATGCAGATGGATCAACTCTTACAGCTGGAGATTTAGATACTAATAACCTCCAACACCTATATATAGAACAAGAATTAGATGATATTCAAAACAAAGCTGTTGCTTTATCTCCTACTACTGGTCTTGCCACAGCTAACAATAGAAGAATAACAGAAGTAGCAGATCCAACAGCAGCACAGGATGCAGCGACAAAGAACTATGTAGATACAACAAGGCAACCAGTAGATGCTGAATTAACAGAACTCGCAACAATGAGTTCAGGTACAGCTTCTTCTCTAGCTGATCTGACTAATACAGAAGTCCAGATCTTAGATGGAGCAACAGTTACTACTACTGAATTAAATCTCCTTGATGGAGTGACTGCTACGACAACAGAGATCAACTATGTCGATGGTGTTACTTCTAATGTTCAGACACAGCTAAATGCAAAGCAGCCACTAGATGCAGAGCTAACTGAGCTTGCAACAATGGCAAGTGATACAGCTAGTTCTTTAGCAGACCTAACAGCAGCAGAAGTTCAAGCATTAGATGGTGTTACTGCTAGTACTGCTGAGTTAAATATTCTTGATGGTGTTACATCTACAACTGCTGAAATTAACAAGCTTGATGGCGTTACGGCTTCAACGTCTGAACTAAATCTTCTTGATGGAGTGACGGCTACAACAGCAGAAATTAATCTAATAGATGGAGTAACAGCTACGACTGCTGAACTTAATTATGTAGATGGAGTCACTTCTAATGTTCAGACTCAGTTAGATGCGAAGCAACCACTTGATTCAGAACTAACAACTCTTGCTGGGATGCAAGGTGGTACTGCTTCCATACTGGCTTCAGGTACTGCTTTAGGAGCTACTACAGCAGAGATCAATAGTGTCTGCGAAAATAGAGCTGCTGAAACAACTATCACAAATGATGACGCAAAGATTCCTACGTCTGGAGCTGTTGTTGATTATGTCGCTGCACAGATCGCACCTTTAGGTGGATTGGAAGTTGTAGCAACTGAGGTTGCTTTCCCTAATACACAGCCTTCATCTGGTGTAGTTATTTCGATTAGTGATGCAGGTGGAGTTGTGGTTAATGGATCAGGAGTTAGTACAACAGGTAGGACAGTTGGTGGTACAACAGTAACTATTAATGGATTCCCTTCTAGTCTCCATAGCGAAACTCTAGCTGCTGGTGTTGGTTTGATGGTCAGTTCTACTGGCTCTAGTCAGACTTATAACTACCATAAGATCCTTGGAAAAGAAGATGATATTAAACAGTTATCAGATGATATTAATGACTTTGCTGCTAGATATAGAGTAGGAAGTTCTAACCCTACAAGTTCATTAGATGCTGGAGATTTGTTCTTTAATACTGGAACAAATAAATTATTAGTTTATAACGCAACTAATACAGCGTGGGAAGAAGCACAGTCAATTGGTAACTTCTATATCTCTACATTCAGTGAATCATTTGATGGAAGTAGAACAGATTTCACACTAAGTAATGCACCTGCTAATGCTCAACAAATCATCATAAGTATTAACGGAGTTATTCAAAAACCTAATTCAGGAACTTCAACTCCATCAGAAGGATTTGCTCTTAACGGTAGCACTGTAAAACTAAGTAATGCACCTGCTAGTGGATCAAGTTACTTCGCTTATGTATTAGGTTCGACTGTAAACATTGGTACTCCAAGTAATAACACAGTCTCAACAGCCATCATTCAAAACGGTGCTGTTACTGGAGAGAAGATAGCAACTAACTTAGATCTAGCAGATAGTAAAAAGATTCGTTTCGGGACAGGGAATGATCTAGAGATCTACCATGATGGATCTCACTCTAGGCTCGACCACGTAGGAACAGGTGGAATGAGGATTCAAACTAATAGTAATGTTTGGATTCAAAAAGGAGCAAGCGAGGGTATAGCTGGTTTTATTGCTGACGGAGCTGTAGAACTCTATTACGACAACTCTAAGAAGTTTGAGACAACTAGCACTGGTACTAAAATTACTGGTAAATCAGAAATAGATGGTGACGTTCAGTGGAATGGTTCTGACGACACTTGGGGTGCTTACTGGGATAAATCAGCAAATATAGTTTCAATTAAAGATAATGCCAAAATAGGATTTGGAACTTCAAATGATCTTACAATTTATCATTCTGGAGGTAATAATTATATTGATGGAAATAGTACAGCAGAAGATCCTATATACATTAGAGCAAATGTAGGAGCAGATCATAGTAGTAATATCCATTTACAAGCAAAATCTGGAGAAGATTCAATTGTCTGTAGAGATGATGAAAGTGTAGGACTCTATTATGATGGGGTTCAGAAGCTTGCGACCTCTTCGACTGGAGCTACAGTTACTGGTGATTTAATAACATCAGGTAATGTTACTTTTTCTGATAGTTCAGGTGGTGCTAATAATAGAGCAGTTTTCGGAGGTGGCGGTGATCTAAACATTTATCATAATGGTACTTCTTCACTTATTGAAGCTAATGATCTCCGGCTAAGAAACGCAGCAGGAGATGAGAATTTTATAATATGTACAGATGACGGATCCGTAGGACTCTATTACGACAACAGTAAGACTTTTGAAACCACTGCTAACGGTATAACAGTACAAGGCCCAGAAGGGGGAAACGGTATTCTACAAATTTATGCAGATGAAGGAGATGATAATGCTGATAAATGGCGTATAGAAACTTCAATCCATTCATCTCAATTTACGATTCAAAATGCTAATAATGGTAGTGGTTGGGAAAATAATCTTAGATGTATTGGTGATGGATCCGTAGAACTTTATTACGACAATGCTAAGAAGTTCTGGACTGAATCTTGGGGAGTTCAAGCTCAAACTCAATTAACAATACTTGGTGCTGAAGATGGTGCAGCAACACTTGCGATGTTTGCTGATGAAGGAGATGATAATGCTGATAAATGGGACATGGAGGCTGGTACAGACGGTCTATTTAGCTTAAGACATTTTGCTGTTGGTAGCTGGAAGACTGCATGGCACTGCCACTATAATTTATACCATCAAGCAGAACAATTTAACGGCCCAACAGGAGGAGTAAGATTTGATCAGAATCTTCAGAATCCAACTGCTGATCAATGGTCTGCCTATAATGGTGATGGACACTTACATAGATCTACTGGTCAGGCTTACTTAACTGTTGATGATCACTTCTATATCAGAGATCTAAGTTCTTCACAAAGTCTAAGGTTCGCGTTCAATACAGATACAGGTACTGCAGGTGCTCAAAACGATTGGGAAGATGATCAATTTGACTTTGCTGAATTCTTTGAATGGTCTGATGGTAATCCTGATGGAGAAGATCGTATAGGTAATACTGTAGCTGTAGATGGTTTAACAGGTAAGATAAAAATTGCTGAAGATGGTGACGCTGTTATAGGTGTTGTCTCTGGTACGGCTGCCTTTACTGCTAATGCTGGTATGATGGGTTGGCAAGGTCAGTATCTACGTGATGAATGGGGCAGATATATATTTGAAGATAATACAAATCAAGATGGTACTGCTGGTAAAAAATTCAAAGTTAATCCAGATTTCGATTCTACAAAAGAGTATCAAACAAGAGACGAAAGAAAAGAGTGGGATAAGATTGGTATTATCGGACAATGCTATGTTCGTAAAACAGCAGTTAAACCCTCTAGCTGGATAAAATTAAAAGAGGTTGATTCAACTAAAGACTTCTATCTTATTAAATAATCATGGCACTCACTAAAATTGACGATAGAGGTTTGAAGACTCCAATCGACCTTTTAGACAGCGAAAAGATTCGCTTCGGAACAGGGAATGATCTACAAATCTTTCATTCAGGAGTTAACTCTGTTATTGATAACAATACAGGCGGTCTATATATAAGAAACAATGTTGCTGCAGATGTTGGTGGAGATATTTTCATACAAGCTAAATCTGGTGAGAATAGTGCAACGTTTACACACGACGGAGACGCATCTCTTTATTATGACAATTCACAGAAATTCCATACACGATCAGATGGTGTTCGGATTCTAGGTGATGCAACTTGGTCTGATGATGGTAAAGCAAGATTTGGCCCAGATGGGGATCTACAAATCTACCATAATGGGAGTAACCGAAATTTAATTGAATCACATGGTGGTCACGAAATCCATATCAATAAAGATACTTCTGAAAGTTGTGCAAAGTTTAAACCTGACGGGAATGTAGAACTCTATTACGATAACTCGAAGAAGCTCTACACAACCAGCTCAGGTGCTGAATGTGCTGGTTACTTTAAAGCAACAGGAGGAAGTGGTTATGGATTTATAGTTCCAGATAGTGTCAAAATAAGTCTCGGTGAGTCGAATGACCTTACACTTGTTCACGATGGGTCTGACACAACCATTAAAAATATAACTGGTGAGTTTCAATTAAGAGGAGATACTCTTATTCTTGCTTCTGCTTCTACTTATGAAAAGTATTTAAAAGGAGTTAATGACGGAGCTGTAGAACTCTATTACGACGACTCTAAGAAGTTTGAGACGACCAGCACGGGCGTTAAGA